CAGACGGAAACGCTGGCCATCACGGCGGCGCCCCTGGCTAATGGGTATGTGAAGGCCCGTACCGGGGACAGCACCACAGATACTGTTTATACGGGGTGGTATACAGCAGTGTATCTGCCGGAGGTGACGCCGGATACCTCCGGGACGCAGCAGTCCGGCCAACAGGGGACGGATGATGAGACAGGAGGGGAAACCTTATGAGCATGAAACGGAATATCACGATTGACGGGCAGGAGGTTCCTTTTAAGGCCTCCGCCGCTATCCCCCGGATCTACCGGATGCGGTTCCACCGGGATATTTATAAGGACCTGCGGGATCTGGAAAAGGGGATTGATAAGAATGATCCGGAGAATTCCAACCTGGACCTGTTCTCTTTGGAAATGTTTGAGAACATCGCCTATGTGATGGCGAAGCATGCGGATCCGTCCATCCCGGATACGCCGGAGGAATGGCTGGATGGGTTCAACACCTTTTCCATCTATCAGGTGCTGCCACAGATCATTGAACTGTGGGGGCTGAACACCCAGACGGATGTGCAGGCTAAAAAAAACTTCGCCCGACTGACCGGGAAATGACAACGCCCCTGTTCCTCCTGCGGTGCGTGCAGCTGGGGCTGTCCATCCGGGATCTGGATCTGCTGACCATCGGGATGGTGAACGATATGTATGTGGAGAGCCGGAACGATGAGCATAAGTATGCGGTGGTGGCAACGCAGGAGGATTTTGACAGGTTCTGATAAAAATCCGCTTGATGAGAGAATTTTTCCTTGATAAGATATAAAGACAAAGAAAAATTCAGATAACTATTTCAGGGGGACTTTTATGCAGTTAAATGGAAATCAAATTGTCAATTTCCCATATGGGAATGACATTAAAAAAGAGTTAAAATCTAAATTTGATGTAATAGATGAAATCCATGAATTTATAGTTGAGATTGACGATTTTCCTATAGAAGTAGCGATTGATTTATGCTTTAGTGGTAGATCGTTACACGCAGAGTATCTTTTTTGCATAACAGAAGAAGGAGAGAAATTTACTCTATTTGATTGTTATGTTATGCCAATGCAGTATCCAACTAAACAGATAAAAGTTATTTGGAATAAGTGGTTATTGGGATATCATGTGACAAACTTAAATAAAAACAATATACACCGAGGAGATTATTTAATCAATTTAAAGAAAAAAGATTGGAATTCCAATATTTTAGATCAAAATAATTGTTATGTAGTATTGGATGGTACTGTTACTATAACAATCGGAGATAGAACTTATGGATCAAAGAACGATCTTATTGAGATTGCTATTGAAACAAAAGAACCATCAAATATTAGTGCATATGAAAAAGTATTATTACGGCTATTGGAAATTTATTTTCTTCAGATGGGTTTTTTCCCGAAGGTTGAAAAGAGAAAATACAAAACGGCTCGTGGAGAGGAATTTTTCTTTCAAGAAGATTTTGCGGCATACGGAAAAACCACAAAAGCCAATATTAGGTTGGAGTATGCGTTAGATTTACAGAAAGATGTGAATTTAGTTTCAGTATATGATAATTGGTGGAAATTAAGAGAAATAGAGGTTGTAACTTTTAATTTATATGCTTATACGACATCTGAGAAAAATCCTGTGAGAGAAGTTCCTATAGCAACTTGTATTCAGTGTTTAGAGGGATATTTTAGAAGGCATCATTCGGAGGAAATGTATAAATTCTCAAAATCCGGAAAAGAATCTATCTGCAAAGAAATATTAGAAATTATTAAAAAGTCATCTAAAATAAATGACATATGTGGTGAAGAAGAAATAAACATTGATGATTTGTCAAAAAGCGTAAACGGGCTATTAGGACATATTAATGAGCGTAGTCTGAAAGAAATTTTAAAATATTCAATTCAAAGAGATATAATGGCAAATAGTATTTTTCAATATGAACAAAAAACTAAAGGAATTGATAATGTGCTATTATTCGACAAATTTATTAACAAAGCTACAGGCCATAGAAATTGGCTATCTCATTTAATGGAGACCAAAAAGCGATTTAATGGGGATGAAATAGAGTTAGCAAATAAAAAGTTAAAGTTATTATTTAGAATTACTTTGATGATAGATATAGGATTACAGGTAACAAAGGATTCCTTAGATAGAACAGTTAATGGTATTGATCAATGGTATAAAGGACATGAATTAAAATAATTATGCAGGCATCTGTTGCAACAGCAGATGCCTTTTTTAAAGATATGCTCGGAGAAATCCGGGCTTTTTCTATGTCTATTTTCAGGAGGTGGATGACACATGGCGAGCCGGATCAAAGGTATTACAGTGGAGATCGGCGGCGATACCAGCGGACTGGAAAAATCGCTTGCCGCAGTGAACAATTCCATAAAGAAGACCCAGAGCCAGCTTCGGGATGTGAATAACCTTTTGAAACTGGATCCATCGAATACCATTCTTCTGGCGCAGAAGCAGGAGCTTCTGCAGTCGGCCATCGGGGATACGGAAAAGAAGCTGGAAGCCCTGGAGCAGGCCCAGGAAGATGTGGCGAAAGCCTTTGAGAGGGGGGATCTTGGAAAAGATCAGTACATGGCATTCCAGCGGGAGGTGGAGGAGACCAGAGGTACTCTGAACCGGTATAAGGCGGACCTTTCCGGCCTGCAGTCGGAGCAGGAACGGCTTTCTGCCAATACGGAGCGGCTGAATAAACTGTTTGCGGCTACGGGTTCCAGTGTGGATGATTACGCCGATGTGCTGGGGAGCCGCCTAGTGACGGCGATCCGGAATGGGACGGCTTCTTCTGATCAGCTGAAAACCGCTGTGGAGAAGATCGGGAAAGCGGTTACCAGTGGGAAGGCGGACATTAAGCAGCTGACAGATGCCCTGGATACGGTAGATGACGGGCAGGCGGTACGAAATCTGATCAATGATCTGAATGATGTGGGTGACGCAGCCCAAGGCGCTGCGGATGATATCGGGGAGATTGCTCAGGCCACTAAGGGCGCGGCCCTGATGGAAGCCGCTGACCAGTTATCTGCGGTGGGGGATAAGATCCAGGATGTGGGCGATAAGGCGGTGTCCGCTTATGCGGAGACTGAGACGGCCGTTTCTAAGGTAAACGCCTACTTCGGGGAGACTGGGGAGGCAGCCGAAGCCAGCGCTGAGATTGTAAAAAATGTGTATGGCTCCGGTGTGGGCCAGAGCATGGACGCGGTAGCAGAAGCGGTCATCATGGTTAAGAAAAACCTGGGTGATTTGGGAGATACCGACCTGACCAACCTGACGAAGCAGGCGCTGACGCTGGAAGAATTATACGGGATTGACATGAATGAGACCCTCCGGGGCGTCAATTCTTTGATGAAACAGTATGGCCTGACCGCCCAGGAAGCCATGGATTATATTGTCCGGGGTACCCAGAACGGCCTGGACAAGACCTATGAGTTAGGAGACAATCTGTCCGAGTACGCCGGAAAATTTGAGCAGGCAGGGTATTCCGCTTCGGAGTATTTCCAGCTTCTGCAGAACGGCCTGCAAGGAGGCGCTTACAACCTGGACAAGGTCAATGATGCGATCAATGAGGTGACCACACGTTTGGCGGATGGGACAATCGGGGATTCCATTGACCTGTATTCCCAGAAGACCCAGTCCCTGTTCCTGGCATGGCAGAATGGGGAGGCTACCCAGAAGCAGGTGATCGATTCCATTGTGGCGGATATCGGCAGCTGCACCAGCCAGCAGGAAGCTCTGAACATGGCGGCGGAAGCCTTTGGCACCATGGCCGAGGACGGGAACCTGAAATTCATTACTTCCCTGACTTCCGTGGGAGAGACTTATGACAGCGTAGCCGGATCTGCGGAAAATCTATTCAGTCAGACCCAGACGCCGATGCAGGAGATGGAGGCGAATACCCGGAAGCTACAGCAGGCGCTGGTTCCCCTTGGGGAAAAGATCGTGGAGTTGGCAAATGTGGTTCTGCCGCCTCTGGCGGCCATTATTACGGCAGTGAGCGAGGTATTCGGGATGCTGCCGGAGCCGGTGCAGAACTTTGTCATCATCCTGGGCGCATTGCTTGTGGCATTTACCGCATTGACGCCGGTGATCGCGGCCTTGGCGGTGTCTTTTGGGGCGCTGAACATTTCCCTGCTCCCGGTGATCGGGATCATCGCCGGGGTAGCGGCGGCCATTGCCGGAATCATCGCCATTGTGAAAAACTGGGGAGCGATCACGGAGTGGTTTGGGAATCTATGGCAGGCGGTATCCCAGAAGCTGATGGAATTATGGAACGGGGTGGTGGTTTTCTTTACGGAGACCATCCCGGCAGCGTTCCAGATTTTCATCGGCTTTTTTTCTGCGATCCCAGACTGGTGGAGCGGCCTGTGGTCGCAGGTATCCGCGTTTTTTACGGATACCTGGAACGCAATCCTGCAGAATCCCATTGTCCAGCTGGTGGTGACAACCATCACATCTCTGTGGGAAAACGCAAAGAATATCCTGCAGGGGATCTGGTCGGGGATCTGTCAGATTGCCTCCGGCGCCTTTGAACTGCTGAAAAATGTGATCCTGGCTCCGGTGCTCCTGCTGATCGACCTGGTGACGGGAAATTTCTCCCAGCTTGCATCCGATGCGGCCAATATCTGGAACAATATCAGAAATGCCGCCGCTCAGATGTGGTTGGGAATCCGTCAGGTGGTGATTTCCGCGGCTTCGGGGCTGAAGCAGGGGGTGGAGACGGTACTTTCGGCGCTGTCCCAGTTTGCCTCCCAGATCTGGTCGGCGATGAAGCAGACAGCGTCTTCTGTCTGGAACGGCATCAAGACTACGGTGGTAAATATCGCCTCCGCGCTGCGTGAGGCGGCGGTGTCCGCTTTCCAGCGGATGGTTTTCGGGATCGGCTCGGCCCTTTCTGGGCTGTATTCCGTGGTTTCCAATGGATTTTCTTCCGCCATCCGGTTTATCACTGGGCTGCCGGGGCAGGCGTTCCGGTGGGGGAAAGATTTCATCCAGGGGCTGATCAACGGAATTTCCAGCATGATCCAGGGTGTGATCAACACCGTTTCCGGTCTGGCTGACCGGATCCGCTCTTTCCTGCACTTCTCGGCTCCGGATGAGGGGCCGCTGGCAGATTATGAGACCTGGATGCCGGACTTCATGAAGGGACTGGCGAGTGGGATTGAAAAGAACCGGAACCTGGTGGAGAAAGCTGTCCGGGATGTGGCTTCGGACATGGTGATTTCTCCGAAGGTGAACGGGTCAGAGTATGGCTATGCCGATGGCGCTTTATCCGGCGGGAATATGTCCGACCTGATCTCCGGGATTTCTTCCGCGGTATCGGAAGCCCTGGCGGGATTTTCCGGTCCGCAGGGGAACATCGTGATCCCGGTATATGTGGGCGGTACGCTTTTGGATGAACTGGTAGTTACAGCGCAGGCAAGACAGAACCTGCGGTCAGGAGGGAGATAAGCGATGGCATTTATACAGTATCTGACTTTTGACGGCACAACCCTCCCCCTGCCGGATTCCTATGAGGTGCAGATGGATGACGTGGAGGCGGATTCCGGCGGGGAGACGGAGGCTGGGACGGTGCAGCGGGATGTGGTGCGCGCAGGCGTGGTGAGCATCTCCGTGACGTTTTCCGTGTCGGCAAAATGGCTGAAGATTTTGACGGAGTTTAAGCAGCAGGAAAAAATCACGGTGGGATATTTTGACACGGAGACGCTGGCGATGAAGACAGCGGAGATGTATGTGGAGGGGTATAAAGCTTCTCTTGTGAAGGATACGTCCCGGAAAGGACTGTGGACGGTAAGTTTTACGCTGAAACAATTTTAATGTGCATCTATAAATTTAAAAAAGCATATGATACAATTTTTGAAAAGAATTTGATAGAAGGTGAATTAACAGATGTGCATTATTAAAAAGCTGGAAGGTGAGGGTATTTGTTTTTCTTTAGAATATTCTGGATCAGAAAACTATGAGACATTTTGGGATATCAAAACAATTTTGGATAATAAGGAGAGTTTTTGTACAATAATTAATTCTGCAAACTTAAATGAAATAAAATCTGTTTCTCAGTATATGGATTTTTTGTGTTTAAAAAAAATAGATTATTTCCATGAGGTAATTTCTACGATAAAGAATGAAACGGATAAAAATTTAATTTTGAAATTAGCTGATTTATCGGCTATGAAATGTAAGTCCATAGAGAATAAAGAATTGATTCAATTTATTAACGAGAGCTTTCAGAATATCTTTGCTCCTGAATTTCATAGATATGCTCTTCCTAAAATTACATTAACATATATTATTTTATTTCAAAAAGGAATAGATATAAAAGTTTTTGAGTTCTTATGCAGAGCGTATAATTTTTTAGTACTCGATAAATATCAAGATTTTCAAAAGATATTTGATAAGAATATATATCTTTTTGAAAAGCTTTTTTTGAGAAGAAATTTAGCCGAAGTACGAGAACTAAGGTTTGAGAGTGTTTTTCCTGTTTTTGAAATGGTTTTGAATGGAAAAAATGAAGTATTAAAAAAGTTTGTTGCCGATATTATAAATACCATTATTCAAGATTTTGAAAAAATATTTCCTAAAGTATCATTTGATGATTCAAGAAATGTATTAATCGTAGAGAGGGAATGCAGTTATATTTACAATTTTTTACGAAAAATTAAGCATCCGAAAGCAAATTTGTTCCGTGAATATCAATATCAAATAAATGACTTAATAAGCAAAAATCTTGATCTTAACGGTGCTTCATTTGCATATGAAATCCCTGTTGGAGAAATAATTTCATACATAAAAAGTTTGCCAAAATGGGAAACGAAAATGTTGATGATCACACATCAGATGAAGGAAGAAAATGGTGAAATAATATGTATTAGTCGTTTGGGATGTCCATCAAAAGGGAAGCAGGGATTAATTGATATGGTGAGCAGTAATTTGCCAAGCGATGATTATTATACACACTCCCATCAAAATTGGTTGAAAATTTCAATGGCTGTAGGTGCGGCTACAATATCAGCAATGTGGGAAGATCCAGATTTGTTTCCAGAGTGTATGAATTGGTATGCGGCATCTCTTGCATTTATTGATGATCACATCGATAGTATTGAAAAATTATCAGAGGATATTGAAATGTTGGCAGTTATGTTGCAACCTGTAATATTTAGCAGAAATCCAGATCAAAAAGAGTTGTCACCTTTGTGCTATGGCGCAGCAATGTTTACTTGTGCGTTAATAGAAAAAATTTTGCGTGTTATTTATATACATTTATTGAAGGATAAAATGTATATTCCTTTAACTAATGCGACTTTAGGCACGTTATTATCTGCCAGGAATCAAGAAATGATTAAAATATTTGGTGAAGATCATTTGAAAAATATTATATATTTTTTAAATACTGTGGGTGATAAAAAGATAGGGTGGAATTATCGCAATTTACTTGCGCATTGGGTGGAACTGAAAAAATCTAATATCAATAGCATGTTAGTGGCTCAATTATTATATTTGTATACCGATATTATTAATACAGTTTTTTGGTATTTTTTAAGTTTGACTGCAGAGTTTCGTGACGAATAAGAATATTGCCAAGAGCATCAATCAGAAATGATTGGTGCTTTTTTGATGCCTGAAAACGGAAGGAGGGGTGTCCGATGTACCCGGTGAGCGAAGCGTTCCTGCAGGCGGTGCAGGGGAACACCCGGAAGTATTACTGGACAGGAAAGATAACAACTGGAGCCGGAGCGGAGTATCTGTTCACGCAGGAGGATATCGTGAAAGGCAGTGGCTATATTACGGCTCAATGTTGCGGTAATTCTGAGATCGAACTTGGGGCTGTGTATGCAGCTGAGATGGGGATCAGCCTGTTCCTGGATATCGACCGGTACACTTTGGAGGACGCGGAAGTGGAACTGACCTACCACCTGCGGCTGGCGGACGGGACTTACGAAGCTGTCCCTATGGGGACCTTTGAGGTGAGCGAGGCCAACCGGACGGTGTATGTGCTGGAACTGAAGGCTTATGACCGGATGCTCCGCTTTGACCGGGTTTTCAATGGCTTTGAGACCATCGGCACGGCTTACGGGATGATGGCGCTGTGCAGTACCGCCTGCGGTGTGGAACTGGCACAGACCCAGGCGGAGATCGAGGCGTTTCCTAACGGATCGGAACTGCTCTCCATTTATCCGGAGAATGACATTGAGACCTACCGGGATGTGCTGTATTTTACGGCGCAGGTACTGGGCGGATTCTTCTGCATCAACCGGGAAGGGAAGCTGGAGTTTCGGCAGTACGGGGAAACTCCGGTGATGGAGATCCTGCAGAAGCACCGGTTTTCCAGCAGTTTCTCTGATTTTGTGACCCGATACACGGCGGTCAGCTCCACCAACCTGCGGACGCAGACTTCCGAGTATTACGCGTTGGAAGAAGATGACGGGCTGACTATGAACCTGGGAGTCAATCCCCTCCTACAGTTCGGACTGGAAGAGACCAGGGAGGAACTTTGTCGCAATATCCTCACCGCTTTATCTGCGGTCAATTATGTGCCCTTTGATTCGGATACCATCGGGAACCCGGCGCTGGATCTGGGGGATGTGCTGACCTTCTCCGGCGGGCAGGCGGATGCCCAGCAGATCACCTGCGTGACATCTTTTACGGTCAAGATTGGCGGCAGGCAGAGCCTGAAATGCGTGGGGAAGAATCCCAGGCTTTCCCAGGCGAAGTCCAAGAATGACAAGAACATCTCCGGCCTGCTGAACCAGATTGAAGCTGGGAAGATCGGCATCCATACCTTTACAAATGCCTCTGAGTATTCCATCGGAGAAACGGATGTGCGGATCATCAGTATTGAGTTCGCTTCCAAAGAGGAAAACCACGCCCAGTTCTTCGGGCAGGTGGTGGTGGATGTGGAAGCGCAGGCGGTGGAGAAATCCGCCCAGGCCAGCGGCACTATCGTGATTCCGTTCCCTTCGTCCGGAAGCGGAGCGGCAGGAAATGCTGGAACGGAGGACGGCCCGTCCGGGATGGAAGCGGAAGCTGGGGATGCTGAGGATGACGCTGCCGGGGAAGGAACCACGGATATTTCCGTGGAGGTGAGCCTGCCGGTGACCTGGACGGAGGACGGGAAGGCGGTCTGCTATGTGACTTTTGAACTGAACAACGCCAAGATCCTGCTCCATCATCCGGTGGAGACCTGGCACAGCGGGAAACACATCCTGTCTTTGTATTACCCGATTGAAAATATCGTGCCGAATATTACCAATATCTTCAACGTGTACCTGCGGATGGAGGGCGGTTCCGGCAGTGTGGGGATCGGGGACTGCATCGCTTCCATCAGCGGCCAGGCTATGGCTGCCGCGGCGGCCTGGGACGGCAGGATCGACATTGAGGAATCGACTGCTTTGTTCGGGATCCGCGGCGGGCTGAAAGCGAAAGGGATTTCGGATACTATTTCCATGGATACTATGGAACTGGTGCAGAGGAGCTATACAGATACCCTGGCGGCAAAGCCGGGGATCGGGGCGTTCTGCCGGCCGGTGACGCTGCCGGGATCCGGCGGCACAGAATAAGAATACAGGAGGAGAATGGATATGGTTTTAAAAGGCGTGATGACGCTGGAACTGACAGATGAAAATACCGGGGCGGTGGAGACCGTCACGGAGGAGAACATGATTACTGAGGCGGTGAACAACATCCTGGGCTTAAATCCCATGGGGATCTTTTACGCCGCCACCGGGGAGTATGACGATGCCTTGCTCTGGAATGGGAACCTGCTCCCCATCTGTCCCAACATGATCGGGGGCATCCTGCTTTTTTCCGAAGCGCTGGCGGAGGATGAGGAACTGCTGTACGAGAGTTCCGACAACCTGCCGGTGGCCTACGCCTCCAATGACGTGAATTCCACGGCCAACCTGGCCAGGGGGAGCCTGAACCTGACGGAAAGCATGGCCATCTCCAATGGATATAAGTTTGTCTGGGAGTTTATGCCCAATCAGGGGAACGGCACCATCGCGGCGGTGGCTCTGACCAGTTCCTTCGGCGGGGAGAACGGCTTCGGCAGCCTGACCGGGGACGCCAGCGCCTTCCTGCAGCTGAAGGCGGCGGATATCGGGGCAATCCCGGACGCCAACAAGATGGTGCTGTTTGAGGCGGTGGAGCTGGATTTTGAGGACAGCCTTTTGTATTCCATCACTTTTGAGAACGCGGGCGTCCGGATCCGGAAGCTTCGGATCCCGGTGTTTTCCATCGGCTTAAATGAGAAACTGGATGATTCCACCTATACGGTGCTGGAGGATGAGGTGCTGACGCCGGAGACCTTTGAGTTCCTGGGAAGCTATACCAAGTACGGGGAGTTCCTGGACGGGCAGGACGGGTACTGGTACGGGTTTTCCAATGAGGGGAATTCCTCCGGGGACGCCCTGATGCTTTGGATCAAGATCTCCAAAACGGATTATTCCTTTACAGAAGGGCAGTGGACGCTGTCCAACGCAAAACTGATGGATGTGGGTACCCGGGCGTTGGATTCCTTCCCGGAGCGGAGCGTGAAATGCTGTATCCGGGGCGGGTATCTGTATGTGCCTGCCTATGACAAGAAGGGGATCTATAAGATCAGCCTTTCCAACTCCACGGATGTGACACTGATCGAGTTCGGCTTTACGTCCAAGTGGAAGCCCTTGTGCGAGACTGGCTCCTGCGAGCTGTACCTGACGCTCATCGGGGATCTGATCATCGGCGGAGATTTCCAGATCACGGCGGAGGATACGGTGGTCCATACCCAGGGGAGCGCAAGGCTTAATAATGCCGCTACTCCCCTGTTCCAGTACAAGAATTTCCTGATCGGCTGGGGCGGCAACTATGGGAATGAGTACCGGACGGCTTATCTCCTGACGCCGTACCTGGCGTCCATCAACAACCTTTCCTCAGCGGTGGTGAAGACCGTGGATAAAACCATGAAGATCACCTACACGCTGACGGAACAACCCGATCCCGTGCCGTAAGGGAAAAAACTGTCCTGAAAAGGGCAGGCGGCACTTTATATAGAGAAACTGACTGGCAGGCGCTCTTTTGGGGCGTCTTTTCTTATGGGAAAGAGAGGAACAAAAGCAATGAAAGAATTTTGGAACATGATCCAGATGGTATTTGCCGCGGTGGGCGGCTGGCTGGGGTATTACCTGGGCGGATGTGACGGCCTGCTGCTGGCTTTGGTAGCTTTCTCGGCGGCGGATTACCTGACCGGCGTGATGTGCGCGGTCAGCGACCGAAAGCTGTCCAGCAATGTGGGTTTTAAGGGCATCTGCAGGAAGGTGCTGATCTTCCTTCTGGTGGGGATCGCCAATATCCTGGATGTCCATGTCATCGGCACCGGTTCGGTGCTGCGGACGGCGGTGATCTTTTTCTATATTTCCAATGAGGGCGTGAGCCTTTTGGAGAACGCGGCGCACCTGGGGCTCCCGGTGCCGGAGAAGATCAAGGCGGTGCTGGAGCAGCTCCATGACCGGGCGGAAAAAACAGAAACGGAGGAGAAATGAGATGAAATTAGTACAGAGTATCTTAACGAAGAATCCCTGTTATACGGCGGGGAGGAAGATCACGGTGAAGGGGCTGATGCTCCATTCGGTGGGCTGTCCCCAGCCCAAGGCGTCTGTGTTTATCAATTCCTGGAACAGCCCGTCCTATGATAATGCCTGTGTGCATGGGTTCATTGACGGGAATGACGGGACGGTGTACCAGACCCTGCCCTGGAACCACCGGGGCTGGCACTGCGGATCCGGCAGCAAAGGCAGCGGGAACAATACCCACATCGGCGTTGAGATGTGCGAGCCTGCCTGCATCCGGTATACGTCCGGGTCGAACTTTACCTGCTCCGACCTGCCGGCGGCAAGGGCAGTGGCGAAACGTACTTACGAGGCGGCAGTGGAACTGTTTGCTTACCTGTGTAAACAGTACAATCTGAACCCGGCCGCGGATGGCGTAATCATCAGCCATAGGGAAGGGCACAGCCGGGGGATCGCTTCCAACCACGGGGACCCGGAGCATCTGTGGAAGGGGCTTGGCATGGGCTATACCATGGACGGGTTCCGGAAGGATGTGAAGGCGGCCATGGGAGGGGCCGGGACAACGGAGCCGGAGAACGGCGGATGGTACCGGGTCAGGAAGTCCTGGACAGATGCGAAGTCCCAGAAAGGGGCGTTCAAAGTGCTTGCCAATGCTAAGAAGTGTGCGGATGAGAATCCTGGGTATACGGTATACGATGAATCCGGGAAGGCTGTCTATGGAGGATCGGGATCCGGAAGCGGATTTTCTCCGTATCTGGTACAGGTATCCATTACGGATCTGAATATCCGGAAAGGGCCGGGGACGGATTACGGGAAGACCGGGAAATATACCGGGAAAGGTGTCTTTACCATTGTGGAGGAGGCAAACGGACAGGGAGCCTCCCGCTGGGGGAAACTGAAATCCGGCGCCGGATGGATCTCCCTGGATTACGCCCGAAGGATTTAAAAATAATGGCTGGTGGAGAACTTGATATAGTTCTTTACCGGCCATTATTTTTTTTGCTCAAAATCGGAATATACAAGAAACTTATACTTAGACCTTCAGAAAAGAAGAATTGGAGGTTAGTCAGGTGATTGTTTTAAAATATAAGGATGGGGAGAAGCCAGAAAAATTGGCGCCAAAGGCAAAAGCCAATATGGAGCACTGTGCAAATTTCCTTGTGAGTATGGTTGAAAAGTATGGGAAAGCTGTTTTGGAGGAGATAGAGACAGAGGAGCAGGTTATAAAAGAGTAG